CGCCGACCTGCATCAGCCCGTGAGGGAAGTTGCTCATTACGCTGGTCAGATCGATGACGCTTTCTTCGTAGGGCTTGAATTCGCCGCTGTACCCGTTTTCCCAGTTGCTCCAGGTCATCAGCACATACGTGCTTTCAGCGTCTCCGCCGGTCACCCAGACATATCCGTCGGAAGGCACAGCAAACTTTCCGTCAGAAACGGACAGATCCGACCGGCTTCCGTCCTGCTCCGCGCTGAACTGTACCCGCGTGTATGCCCCGCCGATTCTGAACCCGTACGTGTTGCTGTAACGAATCACCCTGGCGCAGCCGTCCTCATGGTTATACAGGTTCCATCCGGTGCTCCTCAGCGCGGACGGGGTCGCCACGCTGATTACTCCACGGTTTTCCTTGGTGTATACAATGGTGATTGTATCCCCTGAAACAGGGGTCCCTGTCACCGTCACGCCGTATAGGGTTGGGTTTGCGCTCCATGCGTCCGTATAGCTCAGAACAATCGTACTGCTGACATCCACATAATCCACAAAGGTATCCCTGTCGATCACCGCGGTGATAGGCTCGGCACCGCCTGGGCGCGAGGCGGGCGTCACAGTGAGCTGCAAACTTTCATCTTCGTGCCCGTCATGTACTCTGTTTCCAAAGATCGCTGTGAGCGTTGCCTCTCCGTCCGACAGGGACGCGTTTCCGCCTGTTGCGCGCCGAATGAAAGCTTCACTGATCTGCTGTGCGACGTCCGAAACAATCTGTCGTGCAAACGGCACCTCGTCGATCTGTACGGCGCCATTCTCGTCGGCTTCGGCCCCGTTCACCAGCTTGATCCGCTTCGAGATTTCCTCGTCCAGGATCTGCGAGTTATAGTTGATGTCCGCAACGTCCGCGGCATCTGACAGTTCCGGCAGCCGCAACCCAATTTTTTCTGTCGTGTCCATTTTGTTCCTCCTTTCTTTCTGAATCGGCTCTCTTATGACGTGCGAAGCCAGCAGTGCAGGTTCCCGGGTTCAGCGTCCCCGGACGCTTCGCTGGCTGGTGTGTAGCTTCGTGTGCCGTGCTTGATGTCTCCCCACTTCAGCGGCACATAGACCTCCACCCACACGCCAAGTCCAGCGAGCACGTCAGGCAGCGTGCCGGATGTCATGTATATGCTCCCCACGGGATACAGGGCCGGCAGAATCTCGGAAATCAGGATGCTTCCCTCTTCTCCCGTCAGCGGGATGTCATCCCCGGTCCGGCTCGCGATCCCGTCAACCTGCTGTGTCAGATCGGAGATGTCGGCTCCGATGTTCCCGATGGCGTCGCCCGTGGCTTTGGCGTCCGCGGCCATCTCGGCGATGGTCAGCGTCGGGTCTGTCGGCGTCATCACATTCTGCGACGGGGATACCGTCATCCGGATCTGTGGAATGCCCAGCTCATTAATGCTGTTTTCGGTTTCAGGCATGTTTGTTTCCCTCCTTCCGTCAGATATTGCCGACAACGGTCAGCAACGTGCAGTTCATCGGCAGGTTTGGCGTCAGAACCTGATCCCCGTCCACGATGTTGCCGTTCTCGTCGTAATACGGATGGATCACAAACCGCACGTCCCACGTGTACCCGCCCGGGTTCAGCGTGTCCGTGTCCCGGTTGTAGAAGGTCACCGTGAACTTGCCGTCCACGATCCTGTAGATATGCTTCTTGACCTCCTGCCCGTTTCCGGCTTTGATGGTGAACACTGCCCGGTCCAGTTCTCCGAACTCATATCCGTCCACAGCAATCTCGATCGCCCCGGTGTCTCCGCGGCTCAGGCTGATGTTCGTCCCGTCCACGTTAAACATGCTGTCTCACCTCCTCAGTATTCAATGAACTTGAGCTTCAGCGTGAAGGAAGCCTGTTCGTCCTTCTCCGGGATGTAATACAGGCCCTTGCCCGTCCGGTCGCCCACGTAGTAGTACCCCTCGTAGGTCGTGTTGAAGGTTCTCGGATCAGGCGCTCTCAGCTTGAATTTCGGCGTGTTCACCGCGGTAATAATCTGCTGAAGCATCTCCCATTCCAGCCCCTTCCAACTGAATTCATAGTTGATCTTGGTCGTCACGTAGGCCCGGTGCAGAAGCCCGGTCGCGTCCCGCTTTCCGCTGGTGTCCAGATCACCTACCTGATATGTCCATTCGGAAGGGTCGGGGATATTGGTGTTCCCGACCCGGATGCCCATCTTGTAGTTGTAGGTCAGATACATCCAATTCCCCTCCTTATCCCGTTACCTTGCTGTAGGCGTCCGCGCTTCTCGCCGCGTGCGCGCCCCATCCAGAGCTCGGCACCGCCTTGGCCGTGAATTCCTTTTGCAGGATCCGGTTCAGCAGCGTCTCGATGGTTCCCAGCCGGCTCTCCATACCGCTGTTCGCCTGGGCCACGCCGTTTGTGACCGCCCCGACCACCTGGTCGTTGTTGACGACCGCTGTCTTGTTCCCGTAGGAACCCATCAGCTCGATCTGCCCGTTTTCGTTTGCGCTGAACACATCCCCGCTCTTGAAGATACCGCCGTTTGCCGCCGCCGGAATCGGAATCACCGTACGGATCAGGCCGCTCAGGACATGGCTTCCCGTGTTAAAGCTGAAGGAAAGTCCGTCTAAGCGCTGGAACGCTCCTCTGATTCGATCCGCCATGCTCTCAATGGACGTCGCCGTATCTCCTGCGTTCTGCTGGATGTCGGTCGTGTCGAATTTCGGAGGAGTCAGCTTCATGTCGTTAATATCCTTCAGAGCATCGGTTGTGATCTCCTTGGCTCCTTCCAGACTCTTCCTGTATTCCTCGAACGGTCCAAGGTCTCCAGTGGGCCCTGAAATACCGCTTTCGTCCGTGGTCTCTTCCGTTACGATCTCTATGCCCTCATGCAACGTCGTATCGATTTCGACGTCGTTCTCGATCGGATTCTGCTCGCCGAGAAGCTCGATGATTTCATTGTTGTCGGCCGTCAGCTGTTCCAGAATGGAACGGGTTGTATCTGTGCCGAACGCTTCCACGAGCGAATCTGTGTACAATTTTTTCCATTCTTTCGAGAGCAGATCCCATCCGGACAGACCCAGCATGTTTTTGATCTGCATCTGTGTCGCGTCGAGACCGAGATTGCTGTGGCTCACGAAGAAGTCGGTAATAAGATGCTCAATGTCGCCCTCGGCCGCGCCGAATTCGGATTCAATCGCCGTTCTTATCGCGTCCGCAATGGCTCCTGGTTCCGTGAGCCCTGCCTCCTGGATCTTCTGCACGAGTGTGTCATTCGGTATCTTTGTGAAATCGAGCCTGTTCGTGTTGATCGCTTCCGCAAAGGCTTCCAGAACAGCCTGCGGCACTTCCTGCCCTGCGTCCGTCGCTTGCTGGATCAGAGGAAGCATAACCGTCTTCCAGAATTCCGGTCCGTTCCCGGCTGTCAGAGCCTGTTCGAAGATGATCTTGTAGGCCTCGTTCATCTTTTCCTGAATCGCACCCGTCTTCTCTTCCGCGTATTTCTTGGCGACGTCAAGGATATTGTCGAACGCGGCGATTCTCGAAAGGTAAGTCTCCTCGTCAATCAGTCCGGCGTCGTACTTCGCCTTTTCCATCCGGCGCTTGTACTCAACGGAATCCGTAACGGCATTGAGAGCTTCCTCGACTTCCTTCAACGCCGCTTCTCCGCTTTCTCCTACGGACTTCACGAACTCCGCCGCGTTTGTCACCGCGGTTTCAGCTGTTCCGAAGTCGATGCTCTTTCCCTTGTCGAGAGCCTTCTGGATCTCGTCAAACCCTGTAGACGTAGATGCAGCGAATACTTTGTACAGTTGCTCGTAACGTTCCAGATCGCCCGCCTTTTCGGCATCGGTTCCGAGCCGCCCGGCGATCTCTTCCATCTCCGTATAGATGTCTGCGTTCTCCGCTGAAATGTTCTTTTCAATCATGACGAACGTTTTGCGGATCTCGAGAGCCTGTGCCCTCAGCTCTTCATTCTTTGTCTGTAGAGCTTCCGTAAGTCCCTGGAGGATGGTGTTGTAGCTCGCCGTGTTCATGTCGTTCAGCGTGCTGGTAACGATCTTCCAGTTCTCCTTGAACGCTTCGGCATCTTCCTTGGTGAGTTTCCCGTCGCCCTTGAAGATGATGGTATTGAACGAGCTAATCTCAGTTGCCGCGTCAGTCAGCTTTTTCTTCAGATCGGGAACCTCCACATAGGCATCCAGCACAAGCTTTGCTCCGGCTGTCTGCGCGTCGAATTCTTTCTGCAAAGCGTCCAGATAATCGCTCGCCTTTATCCCGCCCTCGCCGGTCTCTGCAAAGGCTGCCTTTGCCATGGCTTCCGCTTTTTCGGCCTGTTCAGCTTTGATCTTCAGGCTGTAAGTAATAGAAGTCACCAGAGCGATCGAAATCAGGCCGCCGGCAATGGACAAAACAGGATTGATCCCGGCTCTGATGAACCCGGCGATCGCAAGCGCGGCCGCGATCCCGGCCTTTACGCCGCCGAGCAGGGTAAGCGCTTCCCTCTGCGAATCGCTCTGCGCGTTTCCGATGCTTGCGAACGTCGCGCCCGCGCTTACGGCAAAGGTAAGACCTGCCGTAATCAGCCCGAACCCTTCGCCGAACTTTGCTTCTGCAAGTTTCCCGGCGATTCCGGCGAGCGCTCCTGTCATTACCATGTCGCCGATGAGGAACCCGATATTGTCCGAATCGATATAGGCCTGATCCAACAGGCTTGTTGCGTCAAACGCCAGTTTGATGACGAACCCGATCGCCGCGATGGAAGCTAGCTGGCCCAGCCATCCGGTAAGGGAATTGGCCAGTTTCCACGCAAGCAGGGCCGCTCCGATGTCGATTACAGCCTTTTTGACGTCTGAAAGATTGTCCTTGATAAAGTCGAAAATGGCTTTCACTTTTTTATCAAAGACGCCAACCTCTTCAAACATCTTGCTGTAGTCGGTCGGCAGACTGAATGCGCCGCCTGTGCCTCCGCCGCCGCCCTCGCTTTGGATGATATTCAGCTCATCCCAGTCGGCCAGCAGTTCCTTCGCGGCCTTTGCAGTCTTCTGCGCCTGTTTCGTGCTCTTGTCGTAAGCCTTTGTAGAAACCTCCAGCGCGCGGATCCATGTGGACTGTCCGCGTAGCAGGGCGAAGAACTGGTTCACGTAATTGATGGCAGTAATGAACCAGCTTACGACTGTATTCAGAACAGGAATCAGGGCCTCAATGGCCGGAGCCAGGGCTGCACCGACGCTGTTCCGCATCTGTGCCAGAGCGGTAGCCGCGCTGTCCATGCTTGGAGCGAAATGCCCGCCGACGGCGTCGGAATACAGGTATACGTTCTGTACGCCCTCCTGAAGTGCTGTAGTGAACTGCCGGATGACGGCCCGAATCGCCATTCTTCTCGCGATGTTGACGAACTGCTTTGCGAGATTCGTAAGCGGAGAGATGGCATGACCAGCGAACTCACGGACTTCATCGATGGAGGTCCCGAACACCTTTGCCGATCTGGACGCATCCTGGAAGTCCGTTTTCTTTTGCTTCAGTTCGCCGTCCAGATCGAAAAGCTTATTCCGCAGCGTAGACGCGTTGACCCCGGCGTCCAGCTGTCTCTGTGCAAACTGCTGGATCTCAGGGGAAACGTTCTTCAGCATTTCCTGCAACTCTGTGTACTGTTGCAGGTTAACTTCGGCTTTGTGTATATCCAGCGCGCCGGAGGCGAGTTTGCTGTCGCTTGCGCCATCGCTGTTGGACAGCTCGTGATATTTTTCTCTCGCTTCGTCAAGCTTCGCAATCAGCAGATCATACTGATTTGTTCTGCTCGCCGCACCCATCGCTTCGTCATAGGAGACTTGATTTTCCTCAAGCGCCTTTGCGTTTTCCATGGCATTGCGGTACTGGTCTATGGCCTCCCTGGCTTTGTTGAGCGCCTCGGCGGCTTTGATTGTCTTCATATCTGTCGTGCCAAGTGTATTGACAAATTTGTTGTACGTCTTGCTGGCGGCTTCTGCCTGTGCTTCCAGCCGGTCGAGTTCCGTAACATAGCTCGCCATGTTATCTGTTTCTTCAAGCGAATAAACCCTCGGAGGCACGTTGTAATCTTTGGCTATTTTTTCATTCAAGTCTATCATTTCGTTTGCATAATCTTTAACCTCCGCCTGTCTTTGCATGATTCTGTCAATATCGGTAACTATTTCCTGATGTCTTTGTGCGTTCTCCGTTGCCTCCTCAGTGTTTATGGCAACCGACCGAACGGACGAATCTACATGTGCCCAGCCTTCCTCAATCTTACTTATGGAACTGCTTGCAGCCTCTGTTGCGGATTGCATCTCTTTTATGGAATCGCTGTCTGTAAAGTTTGCTCCGATTTTTTCCTCAGTGCTTCCGCGAGTTATCTCCCACGCGTCCTTTAATATTTTGCCGTACTGAAGCATTTCTTTTGTTGCTTCGCCGACCTGCATACCCATGGCATTCAGTGGCATCTTGGATATGTCAAAATGTTTGTTCAGATCGATCCTGCCGTACTCATCCTTGAGCTTTTCGATCTCTTCGCGTGCACCAGAAGACTGTATTTTGACTTTAGCTAGACTTTCCTCGGCGTTCTTGAAGCCGTCCGACATGCCTGCTGCGGATTCTGCGGCTTCCTTTGTGTCACTGATGATTCCATGGCTGTAAGCTTCCGTCTGTTCGAAAGCCTTTGCTACGGCCGCAAACTCATCTTCCTTGCCGTAGGAAATCCGAATATTGACTTTGCCAATATTCTTCATCTTCTCAAGAGCTGTGCCGATTTCATTCAGTTTTGCAATAGTGGAACCCTGGATGCTCTCGTCTATGATCTTTCCAATTTTTCCAAGATTGGTTGCAATGTTGCCAAGCTTGCTTCCGAAGTCAACTGCGCTCTTCACGCGATTAAGAGCGCCAATCAGGCTCTCGAGTCCCTGTGCCGCTTTCTCTGCGTTGTCGTGAATCTGTAGATTCAATACTCCTACATCCGGCATGTTGGTCTCTCCTTCCCCATTGGCGCGCCAAATCGTGTCAAGTCTTTACAGCGTTCTGCTTTTCCTGTTCCTGGCGTTTCCGGAAGTTCTTGTTGAACCTCTCGGCCATTGCCTGGAACAAGGCCAGCTGAAGCTGCATCTGGTTCTCTTCCTTCTTCTTTTTCGCTTCCCTGGTCTGGGCTTCCCGGACTTCCTCTAGCCTCGGCCGCTTCGGATACTCCTGCGGTTTTGCGCCCTTCGGAACAAACCCGTTCACCAGCAGAGGTACGCTGGCCAGCGCCTCCCGGATGTAAATGCCCTGAAGCCAGGAGTTCCGGTCCGCGACCCGCTCCTCGTTCTCCATGCGGATCTTGTACGCCTGGCGGTAGGATTTCTTCAGCCAGCTCTCGCCGTCCCAGAACTGCTCCGGCGTCATGCCCATCACAAGGTAGTGAGGAAAAGCTTCGTCAAAGATCTGACCGTACGATTTGGTTTCCGCCTCGGATTCTTCCGTCAGGCGGTCTCCCAGGTAGGGTCAGACTCCTCGGCTCCTTCCGGCTCATCCATCAGGTCCTCAAGCGGCCTCATGTACAGCTTGATCAGGATGCTGAGAAGCTCATCCTTTTTACTCTGGAACTTCCAGATTTCACGGACCCGCTCGGGCGTCATGCCCTTGTGGTGCATCTGGAAAGCACCGGTGAACAACTCGTCGATCATGGTATTCGGATAATCGGTGTCGATCTTGAACCCGTTCCGTTCCATCCGTTTCACGATGCGGGAGTTAAACTCCAGGGTGTACCGGTTCCCGTCCTTGTCCCGAACGACGACGTTGGAAAATTCCTTTTCAGTGATCGCAGCCATTTGCTTGCCTCCCTTTTCCGCCCGCTCCGCAGGCTCTCTCTTTCTGGCCATATGGGCCTCCTATGGGATGAATTTATTCAACCGGACATCCCCCGCCCGCTCGGAGCGGGGGACGGTCCGCTGAATGCTGAATCAGGTAAAGCTCGGGGTGATGACCGTGCTGGGCGTGCAGGTGATGGTCATACCGACCGCCTCGTTGACGCCGCCACCGTTGACACCCGCGGAGATGTCGCCCGTCCAGCTGAACTTGCCGAGGTGCCCGTCCGGAACTTCGCTTCCGGCGTCCCCGCTGTGGCCGAACCACACGGCGTAGTCATACTGGTGGCCCTCGAGCGCGGAGACTTTCTGATAGTTTTCAGGAGTGTAGTTCGCGCCGTAGGTCTGCTCGGACGTATCGCCGATACCATTGATGTACTTCCGCATGTAGTCAGACAAGGTCGTGATGTCGATCCGCTCCTTCGGAGGAATCAGATCCGGGAAGGAGGTGATGTCAATCAGCTTGTCATAGGTTCCGCTGGTACTCGTCCTGTACATCAGGTAAGTACCGTAGGTGGAAATACCCTGTAAGGCTTCTGCCATTGCTCTTCATTCCTTTCTTGGTTATTTCATAAATGCGCGCTTGCGCTTTTATGCTTGTTTTGCCGTCACGGGTGCCTGTAGAGCGTCCCGTTCTGGTCGATCTCTGCCCGGTACCTGCCGATGTACCGATGAACGTGCGGATTATCGCCGTTCTCCGAGTACACCATGCTGATGCGGTTGAACCCGAGCAGGATCATTCTTTCGTCCGCTTCGCTGAAAATCGCTTTGCACTGATGCTTTGTGGACGCGTAAACGTCCAGCTGGTAGGTGATCACCGCGTAATTCTCGCCTGGGGTCGAGCTCTGCCGGCCCCGTACGGTGGAATTGTCGATTTCAATCAGGGACGCCGCCGGGAGGGCAACCGGGCTGACGATCTGTGCGCTCACAAATTTGTTGTTTGCGCACATGGGAGCGACGACGGAGTACAGCTCGTTGAAAATGTCCACTTCATGGTCAATCATCCGTCTGCCTCCTTACATCTGATCCCACATCGTCCTCGCGATGGTCTCGGCGGCCTCCTCCAGCCATACCATGGTGTTGTACATGAAAGGCCTGGCCGGCATACCCTTCGTCCACGCGAGTGTGGTTCCGTCCTTCGCCAGATACCAGCCGTCCTCCGATGGGTACCACCAGCCCTTGTTCCCGTGGTGATTCTGATCGTACTGTATCCCGCGCTCCGATGCTTCCGGATGCGGGTTCACCGCCCCGACAATGCCCGTTCCGTATTCAACGTAAAAGGCGTAGGGAGCCGGGGCGAAAACGTACCCGACGTGTTTTCCGTGGTCGTAATATCCGTAGATGCTGTTCTCCAGATATCCGGTATCCACCGCGTCCATGGAGGCTACCTGCATCTTCGCGACCTGCGTCCCCTGCTTCGTCAGCTCGGCCGCCAGTTCGGCCAGCGTTTCCTGCAGCTGCTTCCGAAATTGCTTAATCTCATTGATCGCCTGTTGGATCGATCCCTTGTCAAGCGTCATGTCGATCGTCTTCAGAACCTTATAGCTCATGGGCGCCTCACATCTGATTCACGGTCCGCTTCATCAGGGCTACAGACAGGCTGTTCAGGCTGGGCCTCACGGCCCGGATGTCATACAGCTCCCCGTTCCACCGGATCAGCCCGGTTTCCTGGATGTCCTCGTCCACGCTTTCCATCACCAGCACGTGTGAATACCGCGTATCCAGCCCGTAGAAGGTCTGGTTGGCGTACCCGGACGGCACGGAGATATTTCCCTGCTTCCAGATCGGATAGCCGTATACGGGCTTATAATCGCCCGTATGCCGTCCCTGATCGTCGAGGTCGCTTTCTACCCCTGTATACGGAAGATATTCGAACTTCCGCAGGTTCCTTTTCAGCAGCTTCACGCGCTCACCGCCTATCGAATCGCCGCGGCCATCGGGATGATGTCTTTCAGCATCTCGTCCGGCACGTCCGGGCTCCCGTAGTTCCGGTGAACGCCGTTCTCGATGTGTTGGATTTCGCCCTCAGCCCCGCGCTTGTTCATCAGATACGCGGCCACGTTCAGCTGAATCATGGCGTATTTGTCCGGCACGCTGACATTCGCATAGTCCGTCAGGAAGGGATACATCCGGTTCAGGATTTTCCCAGCGGCGATATCGAGGTACAGATCCATCGTCCGTACATCCTCGTACTCGTTTCCAACCAGGTGCGAGAGCTGTTGCACCATCTGCCGGCGGTCCATCCTGACCCCTCCTTCCTTACTTGTCCTTCTGGCGGTTCCTGCGTGCGGGTTTCTTCTCCGGTTCCACGGCCGCGGGCTCGTCCATCTGGATCTGCTCCGCGGGTTCGCTGGACTCAGCAGCTTTCGCTTCCAGGTCCGCCTTCTCGTAGGTCTCGCCCGGATTGATCCATTCGCCGTTTACCTTGATGTGATAGGTCGCAATCATGGCGCTTTCCTTTCCATCGGCGGCCCGGCTGCCGTCTCAGACAGCCGGAGCCAGCCGTGTCATTACACAACCTTCAGCAGGGCGACTTCGTCCATCCGCTCATAGCTGGGCAGGACGATTTCGGAAGCGAAGGTGTTGACGTTCACGGGATGCGGATCCAGGATCTGGGTCACCGCGATGCCGGTCTCGACGATCTGCACCTGAGCGATGCTCTTGCCCATCAGGTCGGCCTCTTCCGGCGTGGTTCCGAACCAGGTCTCTCCGAGGCTTCCCGCGGGAATCAGGGCGACGTAGCCGTCCGGGACGTACTTGTGCGCCACACCGCTCTCATCCTTGAACTGCTTGTCATACAGGATGACGCCGTCCAGATCGCTGGTGTCCTTCAGGATCGCGACAATCTCGCCGTCGGTCAGATAGCCGATGGCCGCGCCGCTCCGGGTAAGGAACCGGCTCTTGATGCTGGCGTTCTGCCGCAGATAGCGGAAGGTGTTCTTATTCATGATGATGTACCGCAGATCGGTGCCGGTCTTTGCAGAGATCGCGTCCTTGGCCGTCTGGATGTCGGCGAAGGGATCGGAATGGGTGGTGTCGCTCCACACGCTGGTTCCGGTCAGGGCGAAGTAGTTGCTCGCCTTCCAGGCGCCGTCCGGATCGTAGACGTAGGTGTAGTCCACACCGTTGGCCTTGATGGCGATGCCCATGTTGCCGTTCACGGGGAACAGCAGCTGCATCCGCTCGCGCTCGGGGACGACCATCGCGCCCTCGATCAGGTTGTTCGCGTCGTCGAATACACGGTTGATCGCGGCGGCCGCATAGGGATCCTTCGTGTTCTGGGCGCGGAGAATGTCCTGGCGGTCCTTCTCCTTGATCTTGAAGCCCTCACGGAAGAAGGGCATCTCGGTTTCGATCTTCATCACGCCGAGCCGATCGCGGAAAGTGGCCTTCGCGTCAAAAGCGGAAGGCATCAGGGATACGGGAATTCCCTTGCTGCCCTTGATCCATTTCAGATCAAGACCGGCCTGTTTCCGGGAGGGGAACAGACCTTCGCCCAGATAGGGAATGCGAGTGCTGACATTTTCAGACCAGCTCGCGCCAATGGCGGCCGGGCTAAACAGTCCATCTAACAGCATTGCTTGTTAGCTCCTTTCTTTTTCCTCGTTGTTTTTTTTGCCGCTGGTGTGAACCTTATGCGTTCACGCCGATATTGGTGCGGAACACGATGCCGGGCAGAGCGGTGTACAGCGCGGCCACGTAGGTCACGCCGGAATGGGCCTGAGCCTTGGTGGCGTCGATGATGCCCTGCACGACGGCTGCGCCGTTGGGATTCGCGGCGGTGTCCACGTCATACAGAAGCACGCCGATGGCGTTCTCCCCGGTGGTGGAAGCCCCGGCCGCGGTCAGAGGCGTACCGGCCTTCACAACAGTGCCTGTCTGAGGAGCCGCAACCTTCACGGGAATCGCCTGAAAATCCTTGCTGGCAAGGATCTCAACAGTTCCGGCATATTCAGTCTTCGCAAATTTCATACCGTTCTTCTCTCCTTTCACAAAGGTAAAAATATTTCCTATCGGTCAGACTGACCGACATCAGTCTCACCGTACATAGGCACTCATGGCTTTCTTCGACTGCTCGTCCGCAGCGGACCGGGCCTTTGCGAGTTCTCTCGCGTACTGCACTCCCTGGGCTTCCGGACCGTCGTCTCCGGATCCGCCTGTGCCGGGAGGGGTCAGCTTGCCGTATTCCTTCTTCAGCGCGTTCTCCCGGGCTGTCCAGGCCTTCTGGATAGCCAGCAGGGCGTTCTCAAGGTCCGCCGCGCCGTACAGGAAGTCAGCCAGCTCGGAGGAAGTGTCCTCGTCTGTTCCGAGCTTCCCCATCACCGACTTGACGGTCTTCGCCTTGGCGGCTTCCTTCCGCAGCGTTTCCAGCTCCTGCGCGAGCTTTTCGTCCGCTTCCTTCTTCTCGGCCGCCGCGATCTCTTCCGCGGTCATCTTGGCTTTCAGGTCCGCCTGGGCCTTATTCATGGCCTTCTTGTTTTCGCTGGCCTCGTGGGTCGCCTTATCCAGTGCGGCCTTCTGCCTGGCGATCTCCGCGTTCAGCCGCGCGATCTCCGCCTGCATGTCGTCCTGAGTCTTGTTTCCGTTTCCATCCTGCTGGCCGTTCGCGCCCGCGGGATCCGTTCCCGGGTTTCCTCCGGGATTCGCGCCCGG